TTACCTATTGAAAAGGTGAAGGCGGGGAAAACGCGAGTTTTTGCTGCCGCTCCTTTAGATTTCCTATTAGTTACGCGAAAGCTACTTTTGCCTTTTATTAGAGTGATGCAACGTAACAAGTTACTTTTTGAAACAGCCATAGGATGTCAGGCTCAGTCTAAGGAATGGGAGATATTGTACAACCATTTGGCAACTAATCCTATTGACCAGACTGTGGCGGGAGATTACGCTTCTTTTGATAAGCGTATGTCACCAATTTTCACTCTAGCGGCTTTTAAAATCATAAGAGAAATTTGTGCTAGAGCTGGATATACAAAGGGTGAATTGAAAGCTATTGAGTGTATAGCCCATGATACGTGTTTTTCGAATCAGGATTATTTTGGCGAATTGGTCATGTTTCATGGTTCCAATCCGTCTGGCCATCCCTTGACAACTGTTTTGAATTCACTTGTTAATTCTTTGTATATGCGTTATGCGTATGCTCAGCTCAATCCAAAGCAAGAAGTTTTCTCTTTTAAGAGAAACGTCAAACTTATTACATATGGAGATGACAATATTATGACAGTATCGTCATCAGCTACTTGGTTTAATCATACGGCTATTCAACGTATTTTATTGGAGAGTGACATTGTTTATACAATGGCCGATAAAGATGCTGAGTCAAAACCTTTTATCTCACTATTTGAAGCATCATTTTTGAAAAGAACTTTTAGATATGATGAGCAAATAGGTGGAATCGTTGGTCCTTTAGAGCACGATTCTATTGCTAAGATGCTTACTATGTGTGTGCAATCCACGGCGTATGTTCCTCATTATCACATGTTAACCATTATCACTACTGCTCTGGAAGAGTATTTTTGGTACGGGAATGATGTGTTCGAAAATAGGCGTGAGCGCTTTAAAGAAATTTTGCTGAGCACAAATAAATATACGCGAGAGGAGGTAATGTCTTGCCTTCCCGAGTATAGTGATTTGCTCAGTAGATATGACGAAGCTTCAAAACCATTTAAATGATATTACTACGTGCGTTAGCATGTGGCAGTATCGCCAAGGGTATTTGATAACCGCCCAGCGAGGAAAAGCTAAAAGGTTTACCATGTAGGGGGAATACCACCACTTAGATTTCAGGTGTCAGTGTGGCAGATGTCAATCCCTCTAGTGAATGAGCAGACTTTTTCAAGTCTATTCCTAGATTGTTCGGCTCATTATAAATATAGGATAACTAGGTTTCCTGATAGGGGTGTGCTTATAGGTTTACGCACGTCCGACATAATAACCTGCTTCATCAAATGAAAATTCGCATCAGAAAGGTGATGCTTACGGCATTCGAGATTCTTCGTCTGCCAGCTCTATAGAGCGAACCACCAATCTTCTGACTAAAGGCCTGGATGGACCTTCGCCAGATATTGTTGTAGGTGCTGATCACGATCAGCATCAAGTCACGCAGTTTACTGATATTGTGGCACCTGAGACACATGATATTGTTTCAACGCCATCTATGTTAGCAAGCGGTGACATGATCAAACAGGGAGAGTTGGCTGCTTTTCTCTCTCGACCTGTTCTTATCGATGAGAGTACGTGGACTGTGGGGACCACGTATGTGTCGTTAGGAGTGAGTCCTTGGGCCTCATTTTTCAATAATTCGGTGATTAAGAAAAAGATTGATAATTATGCTTTCATTAACTGTACTTTGAAAGTTAAAATTATGATAAATTCTTCACCATTTTTGTATGGGGCTCTCGTAGCTTCATATGAACCGCTCATTGGAGGGAGTTTTGGCTCTCCAGTTTCACCATCAGTTCCTCCCGATCTGATTGATCTTACTCAATTGACTACTCAGCCTCATGTTTTTGTAACTGCAGCAGATTCAAGAGGAGGAGAAATGTCATTGCCATTCTTCTATCACCAAGAATGGTTAGATTTGACTAGTTCATCAGATTTAACTGACATGGGGTTCTTTCGATTGTCAGAGGTTGCTGAGCTTGCATCAGCCAATGGGTCGACAGGTAATGTCATAACAGTACAGGTATTTGCTTGGGCTGAGGATGTCAAACTTTCGGGTCCTACCCTTAAGCTCGCTGTTCAGTCCGGGCCTATGACTGTTGATGAGTATATGGCAAAGCCTGTTTCAAACATTTCTTCTACAGTCGCTGCTGTCGCTGAGAAACTTTCGACCGTACCTGTAATAGGTCCTTTTGCAAAAGCTACCGTTATTGGAGCTAGAGCAATTGGAAAAATTGGTGCATTGTTTGGATATACTAATCCACCAGTGATTGATGATGTCAAACCTATTCGGTTGGCAAATTTCCATGCTTTTGCTAGCGCAGAGATAGGGGTACCCGCTGACAAAATGACACTTGATCCGAAATGTGAGCTTTCTGTTGATCCACGTACTGTGGGTCTTTCAGATGTAGATGAATTATCAATTGTCTACATTTCTGGTAGAGAAGCCATGCTTACCAAGGTTGAGTGGGCTACCACAGACTCACCAGGAGATGATTTGTTTTATTGTGCAGTGACACCCAAACTATACAATTTCGAAACCAA